CCGAAGCAATCAAAAGCACAAGCAAGCCGAATGACGATAAGTGATACGACACAACAACCACCGCAGCACTGCATCAGGTCCGCTGGCGGCTGATCCCCGTGGCGAATGATTCGCCGGTGGTTTTCCATTTTGACAGGAGGCGAAGGACATGCCAAAGAAGTCGAACAGAGTTCGGAGGTTGGGTGAGCGTGTGTTGGTGGCTGAGGGTGACGGCATGTGGCAGGCTGGCAAGGTGGCCCGAGTCATTGAGGGCGAACAGGGCGCAGTGGTGTATGTCGTGGATTTGCGGAATGGCAATCGGGTCTGGGCACCAGCAAACGCGGTCAATCCAGATCCACAGAGACCACCAGCGGCAGACCCGACGCCGGAGGAAATCCGGCAGCGGTGTCTGGAGATTCAGCGGGAGTGGCCCGAAGAGGTCCGGCAACAGCGAGACATGCGAGCACAGCCGGTATCGTGGAGCGTTCCACGGTCACATTATCTCAGAGACACGCAGAGCGGGAGGACGGATTTTGAGCACTAGGGCATTCACGATTCACGTTCCGGGAAAGCCGGTTGCACAACCGCGGCAGCGAATGTCAGCACGTGGTGGACGTGCTCGCACGTATCTGCCCAGCAAACACCCGGTGCACGCATTCAAGCAGGCAATCAAGATGATAGCCGCAATGGGGCCAGTCTATGAGGGGCCGGTGTCAGTGCATATTGAGGCGTTTTTTGGTGTGCCGAAATCATGGTCACAGAAAAAACGCGATGCGTATTTTTGCAAGTCGCATACACAAAAGCCGGACGCGGACAACGTCGCCAAAGCTGTCCTCGACGCACTCTGCGATCACTGGAAAGACGATTGCCAAGTGTTTCGGTTGGAAGTCGTGAAGTTCTGGGGACCACCACAAACAATCATCACCGTGAGGGAATACAAACAATGAAACGCAAACTACCACAGGTCGCAGCACTCCCGCACGATGCACCCGACATCCCGGAGCAGACGCCGGAACACCTGCTGCCAGAGAAGCCGGAGGGGTATTCCCGGTTGGTGATCAGCCGAAAGCCACAGGAATCGTTAGTGATCGACTGCAACGGAGTGCAGGTGCAGATTACGCTGGTTGAGATCCGCAACGACAAGGCACGACTGGCAATCGTGGCACCACGAGACGCGCACATTCTGCGGTCAGAGTTGCAGGAGGGGGCATATGGTCGGCGATGAACGGATGGCGGCGACGCTGAAAACGTTGGCGGTTGGCGAGTCCTATCGGCTGCCTTCACGCTATCGGCTGGAACTGACGGTCAGAAACATGCTGGCGTCGACAGGGTACCGGTGGACGGTGATTGAGGTGATCACACCGAAGACAAAGACGACGCAATTCACAGTCACGAGGGCAGAATGAGCGAGAACATTTTCGCCCCATTTTTTGGGGCCGTCGAGGACGGAGCGCGGGAGCGTGAGGCGAGGGAATACGGACGTGATGGTCCACACAGCCGTTGGGATCCTGGGGAAATGCCGTGGGGTATTCCCCGGCGAATTCATCCGGAGTACCGTGAGCGATTGAGTAGTGATCCGATTGATTGGCCGACGGTCGGCCCATCAGGTTCTGGGAGTGATGAGGGGAAAGGTGACGCATGAAAATCACGAGGGGTAAAACGGTGGTGCCGAGACGTGTGATGCTGTACGGCACACATGGGATCGGCAAATCAAGTTGGGCGGCACAGGCACCGGACGTGCTGTTTTTGAATTTGGAGGACGGGCTGAACGACATCGACTGCGCAAAGACTCAGCACCTGCGAACATACGCAGACGTGAAGGGTGCGTTGTCGTGGCTGTTCGCAAATCCTGACCACGGGTTCAAGTGGGTGGCGATCGACACACTCGATTGGCTTGAAAGCCTGATTCATGCCGACGTGGCTGAGCGGGCGAACAAAAAGCACATCTCGGAAATCCCGTATGGTGCGGGCTACAAGTCAGCAATGGCGTTGTGGGATTCGCTGCTGGATGGACTCGACATCATGCGACGAACGCAGGGTGTTGGAGTGATCCTGCTGGCACACACCGCGATCCGCAAGCACCAGGACCCGACAGCCGATTCATACGACCGCTACCAGCCCGCATTGCACGAGACGGCTTCGGCGTTGGTGCAAGAGTGGTGCGATGAGGTTCTGTTTGCCAGTTACCGCGTCTACACCCGCAAGGAGGATCAGGGGTTCAATAAGGAGCGGACCATCGCGAGCGGTGCGAGTGAGCGTTATTTGCGATGCGTGGAGACTCCGGCAGCACTGGCAAAAAATCGGTTGAACATGCCGGGGGAGATTGAATTTAGTTGGGCTGCGTATGCTCAGCACATCAGTGGCGTTTCTTCAGATGCGAAGGGTTGATGAATCATGGCGAATCTTTCTGATTTGGATTTGGCGAATGTGGAGGCAGCACCAGCCCGAAGGCTGTTGCCGATTGGTGAGTATCAGGCGACTGTCATTGACAGCGAGGTGAAGAAACCCAAAAGTGGTGGTAATCCGATGCTGGTTCTGACGATTCAGATTCAGCAGCCTGCCGAGTACAGCGGCATGAAGGTTTGGGACAACCTGAACATCAAGCACGCGAACCCGGACGTGGCCAACATTGCCAAACGCCAACTGAAGGCGTTGATGGCAGCGGTTGGCAAGCCAAACGCTGCCGAAAGTGCTGAACTGCATGACCGACTGTTCACAGTGACGATCGGACATCGCGAGGACAAAGGCCAGACGTATCCGCAGGTCAAAGGCTACAGCCCGAAGCGTTCGAGCGGTCAGCCGATGACGCAGACATCCTACGCGGCACCGTCTGCAGGTCCTGCGAATCCGTTCGGCTGATCGTTCTGTGTTGAGGGGTTTGAGACCCGGCAGCGGTCAACGCTGCCGGGTGTTTTGCGGGAGGGGTGATCGGTGGAAGCGAGATGGTATCAATCGGAAGCAAACACAGCCGCATGGCAATTCATCACCGACGGACGCGGGAATCCACTGATCGTGTTGCCGACAGGGGCGGGCAAGTCGATCGTGATTGCGTTGCTCATCCGGCAGGCAGTTGAGTGGGGGCAGAGGGTGTTAGTGGTCGCGCATCGCAAAGAGTTGCTGCAACAGAACGCGGACAAGATCCAGCGGTTGACGGGGCTGAAGGTCGGAATCAATTCCGCTGGGTTGAATGAGCGGGACATCGACAGCACGGTGATATGTGCGGGGATTCAGAGCGTGTATCGTGACGCTGCGGAGTTTGGCAAACGCGGTCTGGTGGTGATTGACGAAGCGCACCTGATCAGCGACGACGGCGGCAGCATGTACCGGCAGTTCCTGGACGGACTGCAGCAACACAACCGCAGGCTGTTTTGTGTCGGTTTGACCGCGACCCCGTACCGCACGGGTGAAGGCAGTCTGGCAGGTGAAGGCAAGCTGTTCAGTGGGATCTGCTATGAAGCGAAAACCGGGGCGTTGATTGAGGCGGGATTCCTGAGCAAGTTAAGCAATAATCCGGCAGACAGTCAGGCGGATCTGAAAGGAGTCAAAGTCCGTGGCGGTGAGTTTGTGGCTGCTGACATGGAGGCAGCATTCACGGGCGACGCGATCATTCACGATGCCGTCTGCGAGCTGACGATTGCCTGCGAGCACCGCAAATCCATTCTGGTGTTTTGCGCTGGCGTCCATCATGCCGAACAGGTTGCGGCAGCACTCCGGGATCTGACAGGGCAGGACGTGGGACTGGTCACAGGTGAGACGCACGCAATGGAGCGTCAGCGGGTGTTGTCGGATTTCAGATCCGGCAGTCTGCGGTGGTGCGTGAACGTGGACGTGCTGACGACTGGATTTGACGCGCCTGGCATTGACGCCGTGGCCGTCCTGCGGGCCACCATGAGTCCCGGGCTGTTCGCTCAAATTGTGGGGCGTGGCCTTCGGATTTCTCAGGGCAAAACGGATTGTTTGATTCTGGATTTTGGTGGCAACCTGCAGAGGCACGGCGCACTCGATGCGGATGATTACGGCATCAGCAAGCCGAGGAATTCAGACGGCAGTGAGGCACCGTCAAAGTTGTGTCCGAAATGTAAAAACGAGGTCCATTTGTCCGCCGTCAAGTGCAGTGAATGCGGGCACCTGTTTGTGCGGCAGATGGATCAGGGACCGCGGCACGGCGACGAGATCGACACGACTTCCAGTATCGTCGGAGCACCTGAGCCGCAATGGTACGACGTGCAGGAAGTTCACTGGCACTTGCACCAG